GCAGGTGCAGCGTGCCTCAGACATTGCGGAGCCTCAGGGACCACGCCGCTGCGGCGTCACGGGCAAGCGAACGCTTCACTACGGCGGCCACAGCCTCGGGCTCAGCCGGCTTCTCCTGCGATGCCAGCCACGCCTCGTAGGAACGCATGGCAACAGATGCCGAGGTGGCGGGGTACGCAGGCACAAGTACAGGCCCCACGTCATACAGCCCGCTCACCTCGCGGATCTGCCTGATAGCCTTGCCGTCCTCGCCGGTGCGGAACGACTCGTTCTTCGATTCCACCGTGAAGGCGAACGACGAGCCGCGCACGTCGCGCCGCTGGATGAGCTCGAGCACGTCGGCCCGGCTCACGGGTGGCGTGACCACGTACCGCAGCCCCTTCTCGTCGGACGAAAGCTCAAGCGTGCCCGATGAAGAGCGACCCAGCACGATGTTGCTGTCATGGTTGAACAGCGCCACCACGTCGCTCTTGCCACGCTGGCGGCTCAGAATCTTGTCGAACGCACCCGGCAGGATTTCCTCGCGGAACCCGCCCAGGTCGAGAGAAAGCCGGTTGTAGACGGCGGCATAGCCGATGATCGCAGCCCGGCCATCGGCCCGGCTTTCGACAATCAACTCGTTCTCCTCCTCGAAGGCGAAGTCGCGGCGTTCAATTTCCATCGGTGCTGTCCTCCTGTTCGGCCTGGTCTTCGGCATCGTCCTCGGGCGAGTCTTCGCTCTCGACCACCACGGGCGGCTCGGGCATCGGCTCTGGGGCCGGCGGCCCTTCGCCAACCTTGTCGAGCGTCGTCATGTTCAGCTGCACAAAGTGCTTGTCACCTTCCGGCCCAATCGGGTTCAGGTTCTCAAGCTCGCGGATCTCGTTGACCGTCATCCACCCGTTCTGCAGGGCCGACACGTAATAGGCCGACCGGCTCGCGTGATCGCCACGGAGCAGGCCGCTCACGCTGTGCTCGGCAAAGTAGGTCTCATCGTCCACGATGAGGTCGCGGCTGATCGCCGCTTCCCACCGCTTCAGATGCGGCAGCAGGCAGTGCTGCACGAACTCCGTGCCCTGCACCTCGATGTTCGAGTAGGTGCTACGGGTCAGGTCTTGGATCATGTGCGGCGGCACACGGAACGCACGGCAGATTTCGATGACCTGATACTGCCGTGTCTCAAGGAACTGGGCCGCCTCGTTGCTGCCGCTCAGTTCGTGGGCCTTCACGCCGTTCGGCAGCACAGCCGTGCGGAACGCCCGGTCTGCACCACGGTGCATCCGCTCCCACTGCTCTCGCAACCGCTCGGCCGCTTCCACCGGGATCGGGTTGTCTGACTCCAGCACAATGCCGGGCCGGGCACCGTTGCCGAAGTACGTGCTGCCGTGGGCTTCGAGGGCCTGGGCCAGGCCGATGGCGTTCTGGAAAATCTTGTACGTGGGGATCGGCTTGACGCCGTCTTCGGTCGTGAACCGCAGGGCGAAGATCTGATCCTGCGAATACACCGTCTGCTTGCCACTCGGCTCCCGGTACTTGTACCGCAGTGTGCCGTCTTCGAGCCGCTCGGCTTCCATCCGGCTGGAATGCAGCGGCCACAGTTCCGAGACCGCACCACGGGCACCTGGGCGGATCTCGGCGTACGAGGCCCCGTAGTGCAGGTACATGCCCGTCATCCAATCCCGAAACTCCTGGGCCGTCTGCCACGGGTTGGGCTGCGTGTGCAGGAGCCGGTATACCGGGTGCGTCGTGGCCTTCGTCTTGCCACCATTGAGCAGCCGCTCGTAGACGTGCAGCGGCAGGGATGAAACGGCGTCCGAGATCACCCGGATGCACGCCGTGTAGGCCGAGCAGGCCATGCTGTTGTCGGCCGTCACTCGCACGCCCGAGGGCGTCCGGTTGCTCGAAACCTCGGTCCAGTCGATGCCCCGAAGGTCAACCATGCGGAAGTCGGCGAGGGCGTTTTCGCTCATAGCGTCAGGATGTCCCAAGATTGTTCGGGCTTTGGTGCCGTTGCTGCCTGCCAAAGACCGATGGCCATAACTAGGCTCACGATCCCGTCAATGCGTTCCGTGCTCTTTGCCTTGCTCGGTTTAATGTTGCCGGCCGCTGAATCCTGCTGAATCGCCACGTTTGACGCCTGCCACGACAGCACTGGGTGGCCGCCGTGCAGGAGCTTGCCGGCCACCACCCAGTTCTCAAGCTGCTTACTCGGAGCCGATAGTGAGCCGTAGCCCTGCCGAAAGTGTGACAGTGGCAGCCCATCTCCTTGCAGTTGCTGGCCTAGTTGCGCTGAGTTCCACGGGTCCAGCCCGATGCCACGGACTTGGTATTTGCTGGCGATGGCGTTGATGTCGGAACGCACTTGGTCGAAGTCCGTGACGTTGCCATCGGTCATCGTCAGGTGGCCCTGCCGCTGCCACGTTAGGTATGGCACCTTGTCTCGCCGCTCCCGCTGGTGGGCGTTTTCGCTCGGTATCCAGAAGTGCGGCTCAACCCAAAACGTGCCATCGTCGAGAGGGAACAGCAGCACCAGGGCGGTCGTGTCAAACGTCGTGGCGAGGTCGAGCCCGGCCCAGCACTCGCGGCCCGCCAGATCAACGGGGCACACTGCATCCCCTTGCGCCCAGTGGTCCATCCGCAGCCACCTAGTGCTCTGCTCTGTCCACTGATTCAAGTAAAGTTGCCGGAAAGTGTTTTCATACGTCGGCATCTCAACCGCACGGGCACATTCGCTCCGCAGGAAGTCGAGACGCACCGACACGCCGAGATTCGGATTAGCACGCTCCCACGTCTTTTCGTCTTTCCAATCGGCTTCGATTGGGGCAGCGTAGATTGCCGGCAGGAACGTCTCGTCTTTCACTGTGCCGGCGGCCACGGCCTCGGCATACTTCCAGATTTCCCAGCAGACGCTTTTCCTATCAAAGCCGGCCGTGGTAAGCGCCACCGTCAGAGGTTGCCGCCGAGCGCCCTGGCTGCTCAGCATCACTTCCCACATCTCGCGGTTGCTTACGTGGAGCTCGTCAAAAATCACGCCATGCGCCGACAGCCCGTGCTGGATTCCGGCCTCGGCAGAAAGTGCTTTGTACGTGCCGTGCGTCGCCTCTCGCACGATGGCGTTTCGGTAGACCTTCAGATGCTGCCGGAGCACCGGCGACTGCTCGACGTACACGCGGGCCATGTCGAAGACCAGGCGGGCCTGATCGCGTGAGGCCGCACACGAATACACCTCGCACCCCGGCTCGTTCTCCATCAGTAGCTTCAGTGCGATCCCGGCACACAGACTGCTTTTTCCGTTCTTGCGAGGAATTGCTAGCAGGCTGGTGCGGACCTTCCGTATGCCGCCATCGGTGGCGAAGAGCTTCCGCACGTAGTCCTGCTGCCACCGCTCCAGCGTGAACGGCTTGCCGCCGAGCTCGCCTTTGGCGTGCGTCAGGTGCTTGTGGAAGAACCGCACGGCCAAACAGGAGGAGCACTCATCGCACGGCCGATCAACCGAACATGCGGGCGTCTTCTTCGTCGGCTGGCTTTTCTTCTTCGACATGCAGCGATGTTCTGGCGCTGGGATTAAGCCCGAAGTCTTGCTCTAGTTGCCGCAGTTGCACGGCGAGCTTGTGGGCTATCGACACTTCAGGCCGCTGAGCGATGTACTTGATTTCGCCTTTGTCGTTCAGGATCGGGTACGTGTCGCCCTCTTTTTTGAGTCTCGCACGGGTAGCAAGCCACCACTCGTACGTGTCGCAGTAGCGGGCAAGAGCCTCAATGTCCGCCTTCGTCATCACCTTGACGGATTGCAGCATCGGCAGCAGTTCGTGCCACCTTGCGGCGGCCACCTCGCCCAAGTGCGGCGGCATGGCTATGCCGTCCGTTGGGGGCTCCGGCTCGCTGTTATTCAGAGGGCGGCAGCCTGGATTGCCACGGAGGATTTTGAGTTTCGTTGGCGTCGGCCTCGGGCCCCGCTTTCCCATCGCTTCACCGATCCTTCCAGGTCTAGCCGCATCTGGCCAATACTTCGAGCTCGCTTTTTATTGTTGCATTTACGGCACAGACACTGCGAGTTAGGGAAGACATTACCGGGGCTGCCTTCCTCAGTAAGCGGCACGATATGGTCGTGCTCTGCGTTGCGAGGGTCTGGCCGGCGAGTCTTTGGGTCAATAATGTATTCACGATTGCAGTCAATGCGGCACATCTGGCATACCCAGCCGTCTCGCTCAAGCACTGCCCGCCGCGTGCATTCGTCATCGTTGGGAACGTCTAGAAGTTTGCATTTCTTGCGGAGCGATGTTTGCAAGGCACCAGCCGCAGATAAGGCCAAGCGTTCCTTGCTCCAATTTTTCCGAGGCCGATCAGCTCCCCAGCGGTGATCCCACGCACATTCACGGCAGCAGTATTTCCTGCTGTCCTTGCCAAGTGCTGTCTTGCGAGGGCCATTCGATTCGCGCTGAATCTTTTTTCCGCATGCCGGATTTTGGCAGAAGCTTTCCGGCAGTCGCATGTGCTTATGGCGGCACTGCCTTGAGCAGTACGCAGTGCCTCGCTTGCGAGCTCTCTTGCACGCTGGGTTTTTGCATGGCTCGCCTGTGGCCTGGTGGTAGCGATTCCTGCAGTCCACCTTGCTCCACTCGGCCCGGCATGCCTCGCTACAGCATCGCTGCCGTTTCTTGCCGCTGAAGAACTCCGTGCCGCAATGCTCACACACATGTGGGTGCCGTACTTTCTTTTTGTCGCGGAGTGCTTTGTCTCGCTTTGCGTAGCACGGAGAGCACCGCTTTGGCTTTGGCCCCCTTTGTCCGGGCCTATTGATTGGTGAGTTGCAGTCGCAGCATTTAAGGCACATGCCAGCAGGATGCCGGTTGTGTCAAATGTTTAGACCTACCCCCCTGCAGTTAGATGCAGGCATACAAGTACAGC